AGGACATGTATCATATGCTCCAGATCCACCTAGTGCAGTACTTTCTTCATTATCTTTAACTAAAGTTGCAAATAATACTCCTGTTGGTAATACAGATATACTAAATAAACTTGTAAGTACAGAACTATCTGATCCAGTATCAATTGATCTAAATGCAAACTTCCATCCATTATAAGCATTACCATCTAAACTAATTCCTGCAGGTAATACTTCAACTGGAATAACTGAATCAGGTAAACCTGTTCCAGCATTATAATTCCAACTTATACCACCAGCAGCATTTGTCAATACTCCTCCATCTCCTGTACAAGGCGCAACTGTAGTTATATTAAGATAACTGTTAACGCCTGTTTTAAGTGTATATTGTAATGGTAAACCAGTATCTGGATTATTAAGTGGTACTGTTACTTGTCCTCTAAAATAAATTACATTTCCAATTCTTCTACACTCAGGTCTTTTAATTGAAGATGGATCTGCTGTATTATAAAACTCAAAACCATTTAACGGCCACCATCCACTATCTTGTATCTCTGCAGATAATACTCCTGCAGTATAAGTAAGATCAATTGTGTTAGTATCTTGAACTGTTAAAGCTAATGTTTGAAGATAAGTATATATATCACATATTGCAATCCAAATATTTTTAATTGCATTTGCTACTGTACTTTCTGCAGTCAATGAAGGATTATTAACCCATGAGCCTGCGTAGTAGGTAGAGAATGATTGTACTGGAGAATCTCCGGCAGCTATTGAAGCTAATGAAGCATCACCATCTGCAATACATTGAGATAATACAGAACTTATTATTTGTGCAGGTGTACCTGTTGCAGACAATAAACTACAGTATCCAAGTATATCATCATTCATTAATGCATTAAGAACCTGGTCTAATGGGTAATTGCCTGCTGGTAAAATACAATCAGCTGGAATACTTGGTAAAGTATAAACAGGAAGATTATCAATTTGATATTGTAAATCTACTAATGTATCATTAACTATAACAAGTTCATTATTAATAGCAGCTATCTGATCAATTATAGTACAAACTCTATTTGCAATCATTTGAACATAATCAACTAACTGCATTGTAGTTTGTATACCTTCAATAAAACAAGGAGCTACTGAAACTACACAATCTGGACATCCTGCTGTTTTTACTACATCTGAAGGAATACCATTAAGTTCACAAATTCTTGTGATAAGTAATTGAATTAAACCTTTAAAATCTGTTGGTGCACAACCAGTTAAATCCAAACATGAAAGATCATAATTTGTAACATTCAACTGATCCATAATAGCACACAGCTCTGTAGCTAGTTTAAATACAACATCAGATACTGTATCACCACTACATAAATTAATGCATGGAATATCTGGGCCCTGCCAAATAACACAGTTACTTGAAATTGGACTACAGGGTCTATTATCTAAATTTAAAGGTTTCATACTTCTACTGTTATTATAATATACAAATTATTATTAAGAATTACAAGTGTTAGATCTACTATTACATCCACATCCACAAGTTGGAGTATTATTACAACATGTTTGAACAGGTGTACATGTATAGTTTGGATCTCTTGCTCCTTGTAAATCTGCTAGTTCTTTTTTAACAAGCCACTTTTCTCCAAGACTTGTATCAGGACAACAATTGCTTATACCATATCTTCTTTCAAGAACAGTTTTATATAAGATGTCTGCTGAGTTACATGCAAATCTCTCATACTTTTCTGTATCACATGCTGGTACAAAGTATCCAGGTCTGATAAATCTTTTAGGCAAAGGTTCAACAGGACATTCTCCATTAACACAATCTCCAAAATAAATTGGTTCTCTTGCTGTTATCCATTCTCTTACACATAACTTTTCAGATTGTGTATTAGGATCTAATCCTCCAAGAGTAACTGGGGCACCGGTGCAATCTATATATGATAATACTCCAGAAGTATTTGGCCAAGCAACAGAACATCTACAAGCAAGTTCTGCAAGACATGCTGGACAATCAGCATAATCAACTACTACTGTAACTTCTGTAGCTATAGAAGATTGATCAAAAGTTGGAAGTTCTAAAATATTAACTTCCCAACATATATCACAGTCTTTCAGTTTTATTACATTGCCTATTTCTGCACTTAAATCTGTATAAGTATAAATAGTTGGTTCAATACCACTGCAATCTGTTAATTCATAATAAGTTCTACTACAAGCTAAACAAGATTCAAATGATGTAATGATATTAATTACTTGTGTTGCCGGTGGCATATAGTTAATCAAATCAACAAACCAACATTCTCCACAATCAAGTTTTACTGTTTGCCCTACATAAGCAGAGTAATCATCTAAACTATACTTAATGATAGACTGATTATTACAGTTAGTAAATTTGTATGCAACTATAGGTAGACAAGTTGGACAGTCAGCATATACTTGAAGTATTGTTACATTTACTGCGCAGTCACAAGGGTCTTCTGAAATATCAATTGTCCAACAACCATCATAACCTTGTATTGTAACAACATTATTATTAGCATAATAACCAAGTACTGTTGTTGTATTAGATATAATTAATGTTTCTTCAGTTATACAATTAGTAAAAGTAAAACAAACCTCTGGACATACTCCGTCTACACATAGTCCAAAATTATATACAATACCATGAGTTCCTCCTGTTACAACAGGTACAATCAAAGAACAAATTGTTGTACTTCCACTAGTTACTACTAGTTCTAAGTCTTCATTTACATAAGTAATAGATGTTGGATTACCTGTAATTGAATAACAATTAAGTGCACATAAACATTCTACATCAGGATCAGCACTTATATTTAACGCACCTTCACAATCTCCTAGATCATTTTCTACAACAAAGTAACAACTCCCATATCCAACTAATCCTGTAAACTGACCAATGTAAGGTATTAGTGTATCACTAGTTGATACTAAAACTGGTAAATCTGGTTCACATGGATAAAGTGTATAACACTGTATCTCAACCGCACATGGATTACATAACTCTATATTTTCACATTCATCTGCTAATGCAAAATTAGAAAATGAAGGAGTATCAGGATAATCAGAAAAACTAGTACCAATGTTAGTAATTGTATAGCATTTATTTGGTTGAAAAATAATTCCATTTATACTTGTTATTGATCCAGTATAAACATATACTCCATTTGAAACAACACCATCTCCTATTGGAAAATTAAAATAATCCAACGCAGGTCCTAAATTAGAACAACAAGGAACAATACTATAATATGGTTTACCAGCCATTGCTTTTTATTTTGTGAACTTACCTAAGTTCTTATATCTTTCTCTTCCCCATACATCTAATGATACAGGTGCTTTTCCTTCAATTGTTACAGGAGCTTTTCTTGCTTGTTTTATAACAGGTACTGGAGCTTTACTTGCTCCTGCTGTTTTTCCTAGACAGCTAGTGCATCCTTGAGATCCGTTTGGTAATGTTCTTTTCTGACATGAGCATGTCATTGCACTACCACAGTTTGAACATTTTGCCATAATTTATTGGTTTTTAATTAGTTAACAATTTGTACAAGTCATCTTATTCAAAAGCTTAAGGGCATAATTATATAAGCTCATTCCCTTTTGAGGCTCATGACAAAATTCTACTTTAGATATTGCAGCATCAAGATACATCTTTATGAAACGCAACTCTTCAAGTTTTTGTTTTATTATTAATGGTGGATCACATGCATTTGCATCAACACTACAAAGTACATTGTAATATTTATTCATTGCTTGTGTGATTCTCATATGGTTATACTCTACATATACTTGGTCATTAGGAGATACACTGTATTTGATTATGTAAATCCCATCTGGAATATCCACATACTGTGTACCACAATTTGTAGTTTGTAGTTGTAAATCACATGCTGTTAAAGTAATATGTCCACTATTAACAAAATCAGTCATTACAGCTCCCTCAATCTGATTTGAATAGCCAAATCCTGGTACTGTTATATTAAGAGTAGGACAAGTAACTGGGATTAAAGGATTCACTGCATAAACACTTGTATCAAAAATCTTTAATACACATGAGTTCATTACAAAAGGAACCTCTAAGCTTAAGACATGATTTGCCATAATTTTATATTAAAAAAAGGGGAGGAGTATGAAACTCAGCTCCCCTTTCTAGTTATTAATTAGAATTAATTAAATACCTAAGACATTATAATTGTCCACCTGGACGTGGACCTGGTCTAAAACCTCTTGGAGGTAGTGGAGGAAATATAATTGGAACAATACATTCTGTTTCACATGTAAAGTTATCAAATTCACAAACACCACATGCAGTTAACCATTCAGTAGTAACATCATTAAACTCAGACAGACCAGTATTATCTGTTGCAACAACTTGCAATAAGTATTGATCATTATCAAATGTACTTGATGGGTTGTTGAAACGTGGAACACTATGTTGTAAACATGATTGGAAGTACAAACCATTACGGTTAATTGAAGCAATGATTTGGTTTCCTTGAGTAATTTCACGGATACGTAAATCAGAATGTAAGAAGTTTTGTCTGTATGCTTCTGACAATGTTAAGTCACGTACAATTGTTTCACCAAGTCCATTAGCTTGAGTACCTAAACACTCATGAACTACACAAATTCCATCAAATGTACATGGATCACCATTTAAGTCAACCTCTGATGCATAAAGTTTAACTGGTTCAACTTCATAGAAGTCAGTTAATTGGAATGTACAATCACCAAACTTAGTATCAACATAAGCACCATTTAATATCATACCTGCACATGCACCATCAATATATCCTGGAGATACATAGTTATCCCAAGTATCACCACCTAAAGCAACTAAGTCAGCAGCAGAAGTTCCTGGAGCATACCAAAGAACACCAGTCTGATCTTGTACAATAATTTGTACAAAAGGATTTACTACTGGGTAACGTAAGATTGCATCAGCCCATTTGATAAATACTTCAGTTGAGTCAACCGGAGTTGGTGCAATTGAACCTTCTGGACAACATCCTGTATATGCATCAGCAATATAGTATGCATTGTGATTCAAGTAACGTAAAGCAGGAGAACCTTTGATATCAATACGTAATGAGTAAGTCTCACCACATAAGAATTCTTTACAACATGAAACACCACCTGAACCTGTAATTGGATCTACATTAGCTGTAGTAACGTCAGTTACAGTAATTTCTGCAAGACCATCACCACCACCTGTAAGAGTAATTACATCAGCAGGAGGAATACCAGAACCATCACTATATCCTTTTCCAGGATTAATAATTGTAACAGATGTAACTGCGCCACCCACTCCAGTGCCACTTATTTGAACTACAATTCCAATACCAGCTCCTGTAGTAGTTGTTGCTGTAATAACTTCACCTAATACATATCCAGAACCATCATTAGCAGGAACTACAGCAGCAGCAAGTACACCACCACCTGCAGTCCAGAATGTAGAACCAACATGAAGTACTTCATTTTGAGGTTCACATGGATCTACTGTGTAGAAACGTGATACATACTTAGGATTGATCATCTTAGACTTGTTAGTCTCAGTGTATCCACCATGGAAAGGACCAATTTTGTCATTAGTATAAATTGCAGAACCTGCAAGTATTACATTACAACAATTGTCAGGAATAACTGACAAGTTAGTTTTTGGATTAAAATATCCAATATACCCACTGTAGAAAGCACCAAAAATATTTTCTGCTTGAGCAGATAATGAATTTAATGCATAAGTTGGTAAACCAGTAGTAGTTAAAAATCCATCAACTGTAACTGCTGGAGCAACTGTGCCATCAAGCAAAGTTACAGTTGTTGTTAAAGACTCTCCTGTTGCAAGGAATGTCTTTCTAAACGCGTGATTAAAATAAGCCATTTTTTCTTTTTTTTAATTTATAAACAATACTATAATATAATAAAACTTTTTGAAACTTCCAAATTATTTTAAGAAAAGTAATTTGTATTTTGTAGAATTAATAGAATCTTTTATAAGATCTAAATTATTTACTATTTCTGAGTATGGCATTTTACCTTGTAGTTTAGTTACCATAGCATAGATATCTCTTAGGTAAGCAACACCATCTGCAACTGTGTCAAGTGTTCTTGGTGCTACATCTTTACACTGAAGTATTTTTTCAGATACTCCTTGGTAACCTTCCATAAGAGTATCTACAAAATCAGGTAATACATCATAAAATTTATTAAGAGCTTTATGAGCAGCATATGATCCTTCTCCTGTTACTTTAAGGTGTAATTTATGAAAACTATTTCTTGCATTCATTAATTCCATTGCACAAGCTGCTACCATTGTATCTAAAGAACTTCCACCAACTCCTGAATCTGGAGTAGGTTCAGGTTTAGCTGGTTCTGACTTAGGCACTATTGGTAATGATTGAGGTCTACTAATATTTGCTGACTCAGGATTTCTTTTTAACATTCTAGGTTTTTCCATTATTTTTAGTTGTTACGTTCAGCAGTTTCTGTTCCTCTAGAAAATTGGTTTCCTGATTCAATATCTCCGGCCAGAATAGCCACAGCCTCATCAATTATTACTTCAATTATATCATCTTTAAATTCACAGTTTACTTCTACAGTAGAAGCAAGTCCAGTATATGGATCTACACAACCTTGTACTTGAATTTTAATTGGCTGTCTATAGTAAATAAGATCAGCTGTTCCAACTTCAAAATCTCCATTAGTGTAGATGTTTACTCCATTGCCTTTTAATGTTGCAAAAGTTTCTGCCCATTCAAAGTTAGGCTGCTTTGCTTTATCTCTAAGAAGCTGATTAAGATTTCCCTCTTCTGCTAAGTATACAGTCATACGTCTTTTATCACAACAACCTTTTTTAGCAAAAACATCAACTCTCTTCCATTGTAAATAGTCTGCTGGTATATTCCCCCGGAAATAATACTCCTTATTGATCAAGCCTAAACCATTAGTAACAAGTAATACTTGGAGATCATCCTTTCTTCTTGTAGACTGTTCATCACCCTCTCTCACAGGATTAATCCCATGAAGCTGTCTTCTAGCCCACTCTACCTGAGCTTTATTAAAGGACTCAACAATTTGCCAGCATTCTATGTTGTCATAGTCTTGACTGTCAAGCTTATTAAGCCTTTGCTTCATCTTAACGGTTATAACACTGTTATTCATATCTTAGTTTCCTTTTCTTGCTTTAGCCATTGCTTTAAAAGTTTTGGCTAATGCTTTACGTTTTGGTGTACAAGTTGGTTTTGACATGGGAGTGCAAAAACCTTTATGTTTTGGATTAACAGCATCCTGTATCCAGTTCTTATCTTTTACAGCACCACCTTTTTTATACTGGTTTGTTCCACGGTTTGTCTTAATTATTTGACTAAGACTAGTATCTCCAGTTGCCATAACTATTTCTTTTTAAGGGAACCGCCTAGTTTTTTAATAACTCCACGGCCTTTAAGAATATCAGCTTTAGTAACTTTACCATCTTTGTTTAAATCTGGAAAACCACCTTTAGCCATTTTACGTGCCATTACACATCTTCCATTTTCATCTCTAACCATACCACCTTTACAAGAAGATTGTACTGCACGGTTAGGAGCAAATGCTACTGACCCACCTTTTTTAAGCATGCGTCCTTCATCAGTACGTGGGTTATTACCATACTTAGGCATTCCAACAATTTCTGCTGATCCACCTTTTTGCATTTTCTTCATTTTTGTGGTACCCCCACATTGCATACATTTTGCCATGATATATAGTTTTTAACAATTCCATTTTTTTAGTGAAAGAGCCTTTCTTGTAGGTCTTCCTTTTTCATCCTTCATAGGCCCAGGCATTCCTGACATTCTAGCACAGAAACTCTTACGTCTCTTAGCATCTTTGCTTCCAGCTTTAAGCTTTGAAGGTTTAGTAGTTACAGCTGTCTTAAGTTTACTACCAGGATTAGCTGCTCTATAGCTTGCTACACCTTTAGCATTAAGACCTCCTGTAGGATTCTTACCTTCTTTCCTTGTCCAAGCGGCTGTGCTTCCACCATTTTTCATGGCTTTACCTTTGTATGTAGATTGTCTATCAAAACCTGGATCATTTTTTATTCCTCTAGATTGATATGAATTAGGGGGTGTATAATTAAAACCTGGATCATTTTTTTTTTGTTGTTTAAATGTTTTACCCATTTGATTTTTTAGTAACCAATCAATTTTTCTTGTCCAAGCTGCAGTCTTTGCCATTATTCAATATTTTATTATTGCTTCTCTTTAAGCTTTTTAACCCCAAAGTAAACTCCGGTTCCTGCAGCTCCTGCTCCAAGAATACCACCTACTACACCAGCACCTTTTTCTTTAAAGTTACTCCAAGCTCTAGCTCTCTTATTCTTTTTCTGGGCACGGTTAAAATTACATCCTCCGCGTTGCGCTTCAGGTAGTGAATTCATATTACCTATCATGGCTCCGTTACTAGCTTTCTTTAATTGAGCTTCTTTAACATTATTAAAATGTGTAAGCGGATTTACTTTCTTTACTGCTTTCATAATTATCTTTTTTTTGCCATTGCTTTAAAAGTTTTGGCTAATGCTTTACGCTTTGGTGTACAAGTAGGTTTAGACATTGGAGTACAGTAACCTTTGTGTTTAGGATTTACTGCTTTTTGAATCCATTTGTCATCCTTCTTTTTAGTTGCCATAACTATACTTTTTTAACTCTTCTTCCCATACCTACTCTAGACTTCTCAGCTTTTTTAGCAATTAGTTTAGAAGGTGTAATTTCACTCTTTGTTTTAGGTGTATCTTTAGATACTCTTCTTGTAGGCCGGCAGTATTCATTTTTACCACCGGCTCCACAAGCTTTACCTGATTTTGTATCTTGCCATTTTTCTGCTTGCCATCTTTTTAAGTTTGTTCCTTCTTTAGTCTTTCTTACTGTACCTGAACCTTTACGGCATTTGGCAATAGCCTGAGAAGCTCTAGCTGAAGGAAACACAGCATACTGTGCTTTTACTTTACTATAACAAGCATCTTTAGGCATAATTTATTTCTTTTTCATTCTCATCATTCCACCCATTTTAGCTTTAGGTGTAGCTGTTTTAGGAGCTGCACTAGTACCACCAGTACGTCCTTTAGCAACATTAGATGCAGCAGCTTTTGGATTTACTCCAGACTTAACACCTTTTGATCCTGCAACAGTTTGTTTTTTAACTGTAGCATTAGGATTTACCATACCACCAGTCTTATAACCTAAAATAGTTTTAGCAGCTGATTTTACTCCATCATAAAAAGATCCTTTTTTTGTGTAATTAGGATATCTTTTTTCAATAGCATCATCAACTTTTTTTGCTCCTGATCCAATAGCTTTATATGCTTTGTATTCAGGAGTAGCTTTAACTGCTGCTTTAACTACCTTCTTAGTATTTTTAGCAGAGTCTGTTACACCTTTACTAACACCTTTTGCTACTTGCTTAACACCAGCTTTTACATCTGACATTGCTCCACCTTTTTGCATTTTTAGACCAGAACCTTGTTTCTTTGCATAACGCATAGTTGCATTAGTTTCTCTTTTAGCTTGTCTTTTTTCTTTAGGTGTCATTGGTGCATCAGTCATTCTAGTTGAGAATGGTGTTGGTCCACCTTTTTGAGCCATCATTGGTCTTGCCATTGGTCTGTCCGGACCTGTCATTCTAATTTTACTATCAATGTATCCTCTTGTTGAATTTTTTTTAATAGTTCCTTTTGTAGTTTTTACACCACCTTTTTGAAATTCACCAGGAGCACTAGAACCACTTGTTTTATCTTTAACAGCTTTTACTATGTCAGCTGCAGAACCTGCAGTTTTAGCTACATTGCCTGTAATAGTTGCTGCTTTTTCATAGGCAGTAGGTTCAGTACCAGCTTTAATACGGTCTGTCTTTGCAGTTATCTTTGCAAGCTTTTGATCTTGCTTTGCAGATTTTTTGATATCCTTAAAAGAAGCACCACCATCTTGGTATTTAGCTTTAGTAGTACCACCATATTTCATTTTACCTGATGCTTCCATTTTTGCTTTTTCTTCAGCAGCTTTTTTAGCTTTACGTCTATTTGAAATATTCTTTCCAATACCAGCAGCACCTGCAGCAGCAGCACTAATACCAGCAATGATTTGACTTGCTTTAGCACCTTTTGATCCTTTTACCTCAGACCCAGTCTGATATTTTTTCATTGTTTTCATTTTATTTTAAATTTAAGAGTTCCAATACTTTTCACAAGCAATGTTTAGATCCTTAAGAACATCCTCATTTAAAGGATTTTTTAAGTGCTCTATTACATCAGACACATTTCTTCCAAGCATTGCTCCAGTTTTTGTGTGATAGATATAACCATCTGCCTTACTTATAATATACTTAAAAAATACGGAATCTCTAACAATTGATTTAATTTTTAATGTTTCCATATCTAAGTTTGTTGCATCAATGAAAGTTTTTGCTGCTCTTTCCTTGTTGCTTTCACCACCTTCTCCATTAATATATATATCCATGTTCTCATAGATAACATCATTTGGAGTTGATTTTCTATACTGTGTACTATTGATATCTACAACTTTTGCAATGTAGAATAACTTAGTACTGTTTTTATCAAATAATTTCTGAAGTTCAGCTAATGCTTTGTTACGCATTTTCTTGTATTCAGTTCTTACCATTACTGTTTCCTCAGCTTTATCTAAGTAAAACTTAGGCGGAACAGCTTTTGATCTTGCATCATCATAACTTTTTGAAACTATTGAAAACCCTCCGGCCTCAATTGCAAATAGTTTGATTCTATCATATGGATCAGCTGGATCTAAATAACTAGGCTCATTACCACATGATACACTTATTTTGTTCCAGAATTCAGCATTGTCAGGTTTTAATAACTTAACTTTATTCCAAAATTGTGGATCTTCAATTTCAATTACATTTGCAGCTAACTCTTTCTCTAGCTCAATAATTGCTTCTCTTACTTGTCTTACTTTAGCTTCTTTATCTTCTGGATTTAAAAGTCTAATTTCTGGAGCAAATTCATTAAGACCTGTTACGTATCTTACTACTCCATTGTTTTCTAAACAAGCTAGTTGTTCATTATGTGTTACTCCGTCAAACAGAGATAAACCATAAGATTCAAGACCCATGTTTGATGCATTAGCATCAAAGTAAGGACGGATGGCAATTGCAGTTTTCTTAACTGTTCCCTTGCCTGTTTCTACCATTGTGAATTGTGCTTCCATTTTGTTGTTGGTTTTTTGTTGATTTTTAAAATTAGTAAAAAAAGGGGTAGATGCTGTGCAACCACCCCCGTTTTTTTATATAGTCTGGTTAGAATGATCCACCAGTAATTGGATTTCTCATGACAATCTTCAATACTTTAGTTGGATCTTTAACCCAAATAGCTGGCATTGTTTGAGACATCATTACACGGTATCCATTGAATTGTCCAGAAGACTGGAATCCTTGAGAACGTCCCATATAATCCATAGTACCATTCTGATACCACCACTTCAATTGATTATCCCAAGACAATTTCAACAAGAAGATGTTATCATTTGTGTTGTCTGTGATATCAAAGATAATGAATGAGTAAGAAGATAATGGGAAACCATCAATGATTGGGTTCTCAATATCATTTGTATGAATGTTGTCAAATGCAGGATTCAATACAAACTTCACGTTAGCCAAGAATGGAATAACATAAGAAGTGTAAGCAAATCCAAAATTCAAGTCCATACCTTTACCAGTGATAGCACCAATATCAGCAGCCTGAATCAAAAGACCTGAAGATACTGCTTCTCTTTTGATGGCTTCATTTACCATACGCATACCACCCATACCAGTTTGAACAACTAAGCTACGCTTAGGATCTGGACCTTGGAACTCAACCTTACCATTGAAGAAGTTGTAGATTTCTCCACGGAACAAATCCAATGTAAAGTTATTCTTATTGTATACTCTTTTGAAAGAGTTATCCAATTGCTTCCAAAGACCCACTGACATTCTGATATCATCTGGTCCATCTTGCTTAACACGTCCACCGTGACCCCACATAAGGTAAGTCTCAATATCTGTAGCAATTTTAGACAAGTGAGCAGATTCCATATTTGTCAAGAATGATCTAGAAAGATCTCCATTGTCAAATGCTTTCTTCACTTTGTCTTTACCCATAACCTTCACCATGTCTTCCAAAGAAGTAACAGATGGATCAATGTTTTTGTCAAATGTTCTCCAGATCTCAGTTACTGGAACTGTACCATCTGCATTCATTCCACCTTTAATCATCAAGTCAGCACGTGATGAGATAGAATAATGTACGTGAGCTTCTGCTCCTCCTACATAGTTGTAGAATTCACGGAAACCTGTTTTAGTGATGATGTCAGAGAATCTTTCACCATATTCACCACGTGCAGAACCTTTACGGAAAACTTTAGTACCATTTGATAAGTACTTGTTCTCTAAGTATTTGTAGTTGTCATTGTTTACTAACTGAACAGTATAGATATAGCCATCTCCAATTGGAAGGATATCTTCATCTGTAATGTACATCTCACAACCATTGTATTTGTCATATGTGATGATATCACCATGTCCAAACTCACGTCTGCTTAATTTGATGCGGAAAGTACTTCCATCAACACCTTTAAAAGTATTGTCTGGTTCAATATCCTCAATTACATAAGGAAGCTCATTAGAGACAGGTGTTTGCCACTTGTACTCTCCACGAGCATTATCAACCATTATTACATTCTTTCCACCGAAGCTAGACATTTGGTAAAGAGGCATTTCAACCTTCTGAGCCATAGCCCAAAGGTCCACTGGACCTAGATCCATTGGTTCTGCATCCTTCAACATGTTAACCAAGTGGTAGGAATCTACGTGTGAACTAGCATTGTAGTTGGTATCCCGTAGAAATATACCATTGTTTAAAACTGGAGTTGCCATTTGTATTTATTTATTTAAATTGTTACTAATTAAAATCTCTTGAACAGATTGTTATTCTGTCTAGGGATTGTTCTTTGAGGTTTGTTAGAAGGTCTTGTCTTGAAGTCATCATCATCTGTTTGACTTGATGATCCAAGTTTTCTAGCTTCCTCAGTTTTTAATTGTCTTACTACTTTTTCAGTAGCTACTCTTCCTCCTTGATCTTTTACTTTAGTTCTGTATCCTTCTGGATCAGAAAGTAACCAAAGAGCTTCAGCAATTAAACCATGATTTGGTTCCACAAACTGATACTTTTCAAGTAAGTGGCCAAGCAAGTTTGTTTGCTTTCCAGAGATTGATGGATAATTTGGTTGAACCAATCCTGAATATAACACGCTCTGTGTTTTCTTATCAAGTTTAATTCCTCCAATCTCTCCTCCAAGTAAAGTATTATATACACTATCAGTGTATGCTCTAGCTTGTTTAGATTGTTGATCTTTTTTCATCTCTTGCTCTGCAAGTTGACGTGCAACAATCTCTTCTTGCATTCTATCCAACTTTGGTTTGAACTGATTAGCTTTTTGACCAAGCTTATCAAGATCTCTCCAGTCTTCAACCTCAGATTCAATTTCTTCTGGAGTACCAAAACCTGTTGCATAAAGATACTGTCTTGCAATTTCAGCTTGATCATATTCATCATCTGGATCTAACTGACGCATCTCCTCTACTTGAGCAAGTGTTCTGAACAAACCTTTTAAGTCTTGACCTCCATCAGCAACATACTTTGCTGCTAGTTGAAGTTCTTCTGGTAAAGCATTAAAGAATTCTTTTGGAGTATTCTCTTTAATCTTTGCAGCTCTTTCTTCAAAGTTTGCTTCAAACAGTTCTCTAAAATCTTTAGTGGTGTAATCCTCTAATGATTTATCATCATCAAAAGGAATTAACTCACCTTCTTCAATCATTTTAGATGCTAATTCAAATAAACCTGACTTGTCAACTTTAGGTCTTCCTTTGTTGCCAGCTTCTTCTTCTTGTAAGATTAAGCCATCAAGTTCAGCAATAGTTTCATCAGCTTCTGCTTTCTTATCTGCTATCTCCCTTTTTTCAGCAGGAGTTGCAGGTGTCTTTTCAAGGAACGAGGTGTCAACATCTTCTCCTTGTGAGAATAGTGACTTTGGTTTCTCTTCTTTGCCATCTTCTGGAAGCATCACATTCTCTGCCCCAGGTGCCCCAAATAAGGCATCAATGTCTACTTCTCTTTGCTCTACCGTTGTAGAGTCTAATACCTGATCATCAGGGTTGTTGTTGGTTTTTTCCATCACTGTTGGTTTTAATGATACACTATAATATACAAATAAATCTTTTAAATTTAAAGTGCTATTTGTAATTTTTTTGCATTATATAGCTACAAACTATTTTTTAGTTTTACTGTCCTTACTAGAATCATATTTATTCTTGTTAATTCTAGCAATTTCAACTTGTTTGTTTGCTATATCTTCTTGCACTTGAAGCTTTCTTTCTTCAATACTCATCTTTTGAGAATGTCTAATATTGTCATCAGATTGTTTTTCTCTTTGTAAATCCATTTGACTTTGGTACTGTTCTGTCTGTCTAATGTTTTTCATTTCATCCTGATAATCTGATATCTCATTCTTATTGATATCCTGCATTGCACCAAATCCAGCAGATCTAATTTCAGCAACAGTAATATTATTTGCAAGCTCTCTTTCTTGTTTATCAGCATCAGCTTGAATTTTAGCTTGTAACTGTTTCTCTTGAGATGCAAGTTGTTCTTGTTGCATTTGTTGTGCAGCTTGTTGCTCTTGTTGTTTCTGTTGTTGTATCTTAGCTTCAGAATCTTTAAGCACTGAGTTAAGCTCTGAGATTGAATCTGACTGAACTAATTTACCTAAGTCATATATAGAGGCCCCTGTTGTATTATTCTGCATTGCCATAGACTTTAATTGTTCTAGTACAGCTCTGTGGTTTGCAGTAGTTGTACAGAATATATTAAGATCGCGCATTAGAAGGTCTGTGCCATTGATTTGAAAGTTTACCTTTTCATCATTGCCGGTTATGTATGTTAGTCTACTGGAAGGTTTTGTAGAATGATAATACTGTGCAAGGTCAGTTCTCATCTGATGTACTCTTGGCATTAGATAATCACAGTGTTGAATAAAGAATACTTCTGTTTGAGCATAAGATGCTGCGGCAGCTTGTTCTACTCCGGTAGCAGTCATTTGTGATAACTGAGCACCCATACGTTGTGGGTTTACTCCTATAACTTCATAAGCCTGTTGCTTAAAGTGGTTAGCTAATTGTACCCTTGACATTAATCTTTCTGTCTGAGATAGATCTAGTTTTTGGAAATGCTGAAAGTTTAATGCATTCTCTGTATTTGTAATACTAGTATCAAGAGGTAGAATTTGAAAATTCTTCATTGCTGTATAGGCATTAGCATAATTTCCTTTTCCCCAGTCTTCACCCAAGGAATGCTTTGGTAAAGTATTTTGGTCAAGCATGATGATAGTACCAAGTTCATCTACCAGGATATCAGCTATTTGATTGTTGACAATGTTATATCCAATCTGGTATGGCTTCATTAAATCAATCAATGCAGTAGACTTTGTATTTCTATCAGAGAACACCGCTCCTTCTACAGGAAGCTTGCAACCATAAAGAGTATTATCACCTTTAAATTGAAACTTTAAAGAGCTAATGTGGTTCTTATCTATACCTACATAGATAGGAGAGAATCCACCGGGGTTATTCATACCCCAGAAAGAAGGAATGTTTGGTCCAATTTTTACACCACCCCACACTTCATTAATCCAAATCCAATCAATATGCTCACCATATACTAAATTGTCTTTAGTTTTATTCTTGAAAAGTCTAGTATCATAGATTGGTTTTTCTTCAACTTTGTAGTCTTCAGTTATTACTTCATTAATAACTTCTCCATTCTCAGCTACTTTAGTTAAGTTACCAACTTTACGCTGAGACTTCCAATATACTGTTGATACTCTTAATAAGTATGCAGTACCTTGATCATAATAATCTTCTCCCTCAGACAAAATCTGATTGATTATGTCTCCTTGGTTGATAACACTACCGTTCATTGCTGAGGTATACTGTCTGTAAGCAAGAGAAGGCATCTGAGTATTCCACTCATGTGATTTAGTTCCATCATACATAGAACCATCATTTTGGATACCACCAATTGTATATCCTGCAGATCTAATTGGGTAAACAGCTTCTAGTGCTTCTAATTGTTCAGTTGTCATCTGATAACCATAACGGTCAATAACATCTGATGCTGTCATCATGTCTGTTTTACCAACCCATTGTGACTGAGAAATATATCTTGCATCTGGAGATTTGTGGTAGAAAGTAATAGCTGGATTCCATAACTCTACTTCATAGTCATCCTCCATCATTCTAAAATGCCAGAATTCTCTATCTGTAATGAGCATGTCCCTGAAGCCTCTCTCTTCTAGTTCATCCATTTTAAATCTTTCAACATCTACTTTGTGCTGGTGAGTTGCCCACTCTTCAACCATTGATCTATAATCCTTCTTAAAGAATTGCTCTATCTCTGGTAAAGTTTTAAGATTCTCTGGATTTAATTGTTGTTGTGCTTCTTCAGATTCTGGATCAAGACCTTGCTCTAACAAAGCTGCAGTAAGTTTAATTTGAGCATCTGCCATAAGAACTTCTTCAACTGCAGCACGTTTTTGTTCCATCATCTCATTGTATGAGAACTCATCAACAGCTCTGTATGTTAATTTAGTTGATCTCTTAGCAAATTCAGCTACTAGAACATTAATAACATTAGGTATGATTGGGTAGAATCTTAACTCTAAAGCTGACTGATCCTCTTTAGTAAGAACATCAACCATGTCTCTATAGTCATTATCTTCTTCAACTATATAATCTGATTTATCAATTACACCTTTAGCCAACTTATAGTTTTTCATAAGTCTTCTAGCATTTCTTCTAATCTGCTTAAGTCCTTGCCACTCAACCCAGTCTAGATTCCATGCTGCCCACTGCTGATCTTTCTCAGCTTTTGGTAAAAATTGTAATGGCTGAGTAATACTACCAATTCTATTAGGTTTAGTTTTAGCCCCAGCTTTGGCTTGCATTGCGTTAATTATCTGCATAACTCTTATTTAATATTTTTGAATGGTGATCTTTTAAAATTCTGACCATTGCCAAGTTGGCCTCTTCCCATATGACGGAAAGGACTCCTATTTAATTTAAACAAATTTTCTGACTTTTGCAAGTTTTTAGCTGCATCATCCATGATTACTCTCTTTGAATAACCTCTGTTAGCTTGTTGAATTCTCATGAAAGCAACAAGTGCACAAAATGAAACCAGCCTATCCACATTGACTCCATCTGAATATTCTCTCATTTCCTTTAGAAGCATAGGATCTGGAATCCTTTCAATACCATATTTGGTTCTTACAATAGTTCCATCAGGTTTTGTTTCTACATCTAATTCTTCTTTAGTGTATTCAATCGCATAACTTAACAAGTGAGCTTTAAATAATACACCTGTATTCTTCCAACCATACTCCTGGAATACATTAGCATTGGCACCAAGATCTTTCAAGAAAAGTATTTGACTCTTAGGTACTAAGAATCTTTGCTTCTTTCTAGAAATCATATACTGGATAAAAAGAGAAATGTTATTCTCTATTACTGTCCATGCATTGTACCATTCTATGATAAGCTCTAATTGCTGGTGTGTTTTATTGATATCATCATATCTACCACACCATGATGCTACAATTCTATCTTGTTCAATGAAGGTCTCTGTCTCAGTTCCAGAAATCTTAGTTACCTCTACTGGAGCTTTCATTATATAGATAGAACATAATGATTCTGATGTTGTTGTTTTACCTTCTGATACAGGGTCAATAGAAGCGTAATACTGTCCGAAGGTTGGGTCAGGAATTGGTCTTTCCCATACAACAATACAACCAGTTTTATCTTCAGTCTTTTTAGATACTGGAAATTCAGAGATAGGTCTTTTATTACTAGTCTTTACACTTGGTTTTCCGTTCTCATCTGTAGAGATATCTAAAAACTCATAAGCATATTCTTTTTCTTCTATTCTTCTTTCCTGAGCTCCAATAAGATGTGTAGGAAATACAGATACAGTTCTATTAGCAAAGGCCTCTTCAATGTTTCTAGGATGCTGAGAGATTCTTAACTGGTAAGTTTCCGGGTCTAATTCTTTTTTCCATTTATCAAACTGTTCATCTAAAGCCTTTAATGCTTCTTCTACAAGTGAATTACCATATTGATCTATGTATGGTGGCATTGACCATTGCTCAGGAATAAATAATCCAGATAATCCTACAGTTCTATTCTTGTCTAGTAAGTTAGATTCAACAGCATAGATATCATTATCTGAAGGATGTAATATCATTTTTCTTAGTGGTTCACATTGTGATAAATCACCCACAGATCCTGCAGCTATAAACATTCCTGTAGTAGTCAAACCAGATCTCATAGCAGGACGCATGTACTCATATGTTTTATTCATCTTAGGAGCAATCCCGGCCTCTTCATGAAAGAAGTATTTAACTGGACCCCCTACACCATTTGTAGGATCCTTTTCAAATGACATACCTTGTATAGTTCCTTTAAGACCTACTTCATTTTTTCTGTCACCTTTTCTTACCTCAATCTTCTGCTGCCACATCATTACTTTGCTTGGATTCATTGGACGGTACCAAGCTGTGTGCTCATTTAAGAATGCTGCATATTCATCTAAGAATTTCCAAGAACCTTTTTCATTGATGTAATCTTTAAGACTTGCTCCAATCTTTAGTGTGACCCCTGCCTCAAACCATTGTTGACAAAGTAACTTTGCCATGTGATAATATGAAGATGCAATCTGACGTTTCTTTAATACTGCAACATGTTGATAATTAAGTTCAGCAAGCATTTCATAAAGAGCAAGATGATACTGGGCATCTCTAATATCTGCAAATCCAAACTGTTGTATCTCTTTGTTAAAGATAGGTAAGAAGTTTAACCACATGTAATACTCCCGCGCTAGATACCAGTTCTTTTCTCCACTCTTAATTAAGACACCTTTTCTGCACTTAGCTTTTTGATCATCCCAATAATTTAAAAAGTCTTTTGATTTAAATGGAGCCATGGTATAAACATTCTGCATTTTAAATCTTCTTGATTCTACTGTAAATAGATCAGCACTTACTTCATCAAACTGATATTCACCTGGTTCTTTAAAAATGCTAAATAAAAAAGTAGCAAACTCTTCTCTAGTTTCAAAAGAAGTTATTGTCCAAGTACCGTTATCCCACGTAGGAATATCTTGATATATCTCACTCATTATGCATCATATGCTAGTCCTTGACCTCCGCGTACTTTGCTAGATTGCTCCTCTTGTAAGTCTTTATAAACTCCTTTGAATGAGGCTCTTATCTGATCAAAATTCTTTGCGGCTGCTACAAGTGAATTAATATTTCCATCTCTTCCTGCTGTGATGGGTGTAGTTTCCATATACTTTCCAAGCCTATCAAGCATTGAAGACATTCCTTTATATGCTCTAGATGTAGGAGTTTCATACATTCTTTCACAAAATCTTAATGCTGCAAAAACTGTAGCATCTTCTGTTGAGAACTCTCCTTCAATCTCACGCATTATTATAGATTCTTTTTCAACTTCTGGAGTATGAAAGAAAGGATTCATATCTGGATTAGGACAAGTCATATAAAACAGATACTGGTAAATCTTAAGATGCTCTTCTGGATATTCATCCATTACATCTTTTAATGCCTTCAGTGTATAACAGTGCTCAGTAGGGATTACTGTTCTGTTTTGAACATCAAATAGTTTTATTAACATTAGTGTTTTGTTTTAAGTTTATCTCTGTTGTCATTAATATAATGAATAATTGCCAATACTTCATCAACTAAATAAGGTATTGCAATTGGTAAAACTTCTTTTACTATAGGATCTCCATGAAGATCACGCTTTGTTATTGGGTATCCCCAGTCATCTTCACCTTCAACTTCAAAAATTACATGATGAACAAATATTCTTCCTGGCTTAAGTTTTGGATTATGCTTAAGTATAATGTACATGTAGATGCTTAACTGTAAAGCATAGTGATAGAAATGACAATCATCAAGATTATCTACTGGAGGTAACAACTTAGTTGATTTACCTTCCCAGTCTACCCATGATTCTTTTTTAATTTCTTTGTTAGTTTTATAGTCAATGATATTTACTTTACCATTGACTACTTCAACTAAATCTGATTGTCCACAAATACCTACTGAACGTAGATATACCATGTGCTCAGGATAAACTCCTGGTTCAAGCTTTTGAGATGGAGCATGTCTTATTCCATTATTCTCACCGGATGGTTTAAATACAGGAATAGTTACTCCTTCTCTTTCAATTGAAGCAAATGAACATATGTCATCTTCTCTTTGGTTATGATAAAATGTTCCAAGAGTAGTAGATCTATCTGCTTCATTTTTCCAAATTTGTTGTATTATAATAGGATCAACACCAGCCCACTTTGACTTCTTGTTTTTAGAAACTCTTTCTGCAACCTTCTTTGTATCAAAAGGTATTTTAAAATGAGAGACAAGTGTTGTTACACTTACCCAATCAATGTTACTATCTTCAAGACTTTTGTAACTGTGATCATCTGCGTTAAATACTATCATTTTTTTTAATTGTTAAGCATTTTCAATAATTGAATCAGCTAATGTTCTAGCTGCCTTATCTTCTGACATGAACATTTTTTTAATATTACTTATTTCTTCTTGAGTAAACTTACCTTCCATACCAAGTATTTTGAGTCTTAGAAGTTTATTATCTAATTCAAGTTTATCCATTCTTTCTTCTAAAAGAGTTGTAGGTGATCTATAAACATTTTTATGAGCTTCTGTTATTTGACTCCATAAACCATCTGCCATTGAGCCAGGTATTCTTTTAGTACTTATTATTGTTTCATCTGAAGTTGTTATTGAACTTGGCTTATATATTTCTTTTGCCCAATCATCTTCATTATTTGGATAGTCATACATAAAATTAATCTTTAAGGTTATCTAATGCATCTTCATCTTCTTCTGATATTAAAGAATTCCAACGTAAGTCAGGACAAGATGTAGATAGGGCTCTAACTTTAAAATGTAAAGAGCATCCACATAAATTACAACAAGGTTGAGTTCCTTGTACTACACAAGATTTACCTTCTTCATCTTTTCTAACACAGATATTACATATGGCCATACGCTTTTCAGCAATATGCTCAACAAACTCATCTCTTATAATAGAGTTAGTTATCCCCTCCAGTATCTGTTTTCTGTTCTTCCAAATTTCTTTAAGATTTGCTTTCATTTCTTTTAGATTTAATGTTATCCTTTTTGATTTCCTGATCTGCTATTCTCTGCTCTAGTTTGATCAGTAGATCAAGTTTGTTTTCTACAGCCTTCTTATTAAAGTAAGCTCTGAAAGTAGAAGTATCATGATTACTTAAACTCTTGGTATATTTGGGTATTGCTTTCCTAATTAATCTAGGTTTTGCTACAAACTGACCAAGACCATCCACATTTATTCTAGGATGTGCTAAGTTACTCATGTTCTCTCTTACTGCTTTATAATAGAATTCAATAAAGTCTTCTACTAAAGGTTCCGGAACATCTAGTTCATCAGCAACCTGTCTGTAAAGTTTATTTGCCTTCTTGGGATTCATGTGCTAAGAACTTATAATCTAATAACACTGTACCTTCTGTTTGAATCTTTAATGCTGGATTAAGCATAATCAACTTCTTATTCTCTGAATCTTTAACTACTAAACCATTCTTCTCAGATTTGTTTATAGAATTTCTTACAGTTTGTGGAGACTTAAATATCCAATCCTCATCTGTAGAAGTATCAACACAAAAATGACTGAGCTCTATTGGCTGGTTAAAACTAAGCAATGTCAAACAGTTAAGATCAGACTCACTCATTGCTATATGATTAACATAACAATGAGTTAAAATCTGAAATTTTACTACATCCCACTTTGGCATCTTTACACGTTTCTCAACTTGATTTACTAATGCCATGATGTTATCCCTTTTTTAGTTTTCTTTCTTTTGGTTTATCTTCACTCTCTGGACCCTCTGCTGGTCTCTCTTGAGTTTCTTGCATCATCATTGCATACTGTATACCATACTGAGCACGTCTAAATCTTTCATGATCAATGTCAGCTAATAGTTTTTCATACTCATGTTGTGCTTTAAGATAAGGAAGAGACTCAGTGTAGAAAAGTAACATTTCTTCTTTTCTTGCTGTTAGTTCTTCTGCTGATAACTGTTGCTCAGCTTCATTAAATTGTTGGTTGTCCATCTTATTATATTTTAAAGTTTACACAAATATACAATTTTTGTTTAAACATATATAATGTAAAAAAGAAAATCCAGGCATACAACACACCTGGATTACTATACTTTAAGTAGACTTATCTATTTTTAATGGTAAAGTTGCAAATAGTTATCATATAAAATTCTCTAGATATATCAATCTCTACGGTAAAAAAATCAATTTTACCAATTCTAAAACGAATAGCAAACTTATCCCATTGCTTATTCTTTACTTTCCAGTTGTTTCTAAGTATCATACAATATCATTTGATTCAATTAATGTATATGTAAAGTTGTTTCCATGTGCAGCTTTTGCTTTACGGCAAATTGCCATAAACTCTTCAAAGTCTGCGGCCTTCTTAAACACTTGACATCCTTCTGACCAGTTTTCTACAAAAGTAGAATCGGCACCAGCTTTATGAATATTGATACCAAAGAGACCTTCTTGAATAGACTTCTCATCATATATCATATCCTTGTTTGGATCACGGTATACTTTAACTGGTTTGTTTTGTCCTAGTGCTTCATACTTACCAGAATGAAGACGCATTATATGAGAGTTAATATATTGTCCTTCAACTAATCTAGCTACACCAGCTTTGTTTCCAAATTGCATTACACCTTTAGTTCCAGGATCTGTAGTTGCTGGCCAACAATGAAAATGCTCTACATCATCAACAGTATAAGTTAAAGTTAAATGATCATCAAATAAGTTAGTTACTTTTTGACCTGTAGAAGAGTTTCTTACTCCTACAATATTTAACATTAAATCTTTACCATCAAACCACTTGTGTCCTTTTGATGCTACTGCTTTTTTTATTTGAGCTGCTGTGTACTTAGTAGCAACTGCAGGTTTACTATCTACAGTAATACCCATTTTAGCTAATGTAGCAGGCCCTACTACTCCATCAGGAGTTAATCCGTTCTTAGTCTGCCAAGCTTTTACTGCTTCTTCTGTTTTAGGGCCAAAGTTTCCTACTGGATCTACACCTAATACTACTTGAATCTTTTTGACAATCTCATTGTTGTCTCCTTTTTTAAGTACCATAATTATCCTATTTCTTCGTTATTACTTTCTTCTTGAGAAGTTTTATTAGCTTTCTTTTTAAGTGACATGATTCTACCTGCTGTAGTAATACCAAATGCACCAAGAGTAATGATCATAAAGCCATCAAAAATAAACTCTTTAATAATTAATTCTTTACCCCAAATACCTGTAACTACATCAACTATTAATATAAAGGCCATAGCAAAGAATGCTACTACACCTACAAATGCTTGTTCATTGATTTTGTTGTCATCTGAGATTAGCTCTCTAAAAAATTTTTTCATAGTGTGTCTGATTTAGTTTTACCCCAAAAATTCTTCTGTTCTTTAATAACTATTGTATCGTGAATAACAATAGTGTCATAAATATAAATTTTTACTTTTTTAATAACCTCAACAGTTTCTGCAACTGGTGTTTGTGCTAATTGCTCTTCTGCTGTTAATACAGTTTTCTCAAGCTGTTTTACATCTGACTCTAGTAGTCCATTCTCTTCTACTAATTTTTCATTATCAAACTGAAGAGTTTTTGCAGTATCAACAACATCAATATGCTCTGTACCACTCTTAAGTATTTGAGTAAGCATAAGAGCAATGATTATTGCTATAAGTCCAAGTATTACAAGCTTGTTTTTCATCGCTTAGAGATTATAATGTCTTGTAGTTTCTCAAGGGCTTTTGTGTTATTGTTCAAAGCCTCTGTAGTTTTTTGAGCATCTGAAGCAATATAAGTAGTGAGTTCTTTTTGTAGCTCATCAACTTTAGTTTTTAATTTGTCTTCAGAAGCAAGTTGTCTCTTTAGCATAAACCAAAGAACAGCTCCTAATCCTAGGACCACAACTCCTAGTGCCCCATATTGGGTTAGTGTTTCAAATACTCCAAATGAAGGAGCTTCAGCAGATAGTACCATATTAGTGTAGTTTAATCATTAGTTCTTTAACAGCATTAGATAAATCACTTACATTCTTAGCAAGCATCTTGATCTCTAATTGTGTTTGTTCTTGTATAGCTTGGTATTTGAGTCTATTCTCTTGTTCTACAAGTTCAATCTTACCTTTAAGTTTGCCTTGTTCTTCTGTATTCTTACGTACATCACTATGCACAATCTTTAGAAAATATCCAATAATTGTTATAGCTGTAGCTAATATAAACATCATTACTTCTGTTGTCATCTCTTAAATTGTTTTATTATAAAAAAAGATATAAATAAGATCAAAGAAAGGAATAGCATCCACCAAGGAAAGCTATCTTTTTCTTTATACTTTACTTGTTTAGTTTCAGCTTTATTATCTTGTTTGTTTGTTTTAACTAAAGCTTTAAGTTGTTTTGATAAAGAATCATTCTGCAGCTTCATCATCTTTTCTAAATGCTTATAGGAAGACTCTAATGCTTTTCTTTCCTGGCGTGTCATTCCTGCAGAAATAGTATTATTGATAGTTTGTACTGTACTATCTTTTGTAACTACTTCTTTATAAGTGTTAGTAATAGTATCAAAGATAGTTTCTTTAGTATAGTTATATTTCCATATTGTATCAGGAGTAATTACTGCTCCTTTTCTTTTAGCAATATCAATGTGTTTCTGCGCCTTGGATAAATGATGTTCAGTAGAACAACTATACATTGTAAAGAGCCATAAAAAACTTATTAGCAAAGCCCAAATAAATGCTATTAAATGATTCCAATTAATCTTCATGGCTGTATTTCATTGTTAGTATGTTTTATTTAAAATAAAAATGTCACTGTAGATATTGTTTCCTGTAGAAGCATTTTGCCATTGAGCTGTTACATCTAATACATTACTAATTGTTGTATCAAATGTTGTATTATTAACTGTGTTAAAGCCAAATCCTTGAACAGAAGCATTTGAAGTTTTTGTATAATGAAATGCACCTAAAGAAACTATAGATGCTACACCAGCAGCTCCTAATGATCTAATAGTAAAATCAATATTTAAAGACCACACATCATTTATAACACTGCTGCCTAGATTTTGTAGACCACTGTCTAAAAGGATAATAGATCCTGCTTTAACTCTAATTGTAATATTTTGATTATTATTAGCATTCATTACACCACCAAAGATAGCTCTAAAACTATCTCCTACTTGAAAACCATTAGCAGGTATAGTTAATGTACCTACACCACCATTAATAAGACTGCTTTCTACAGTAGTGTTAGTGATTATAGTACTGTTAGCTGTCTGTGCAAATAAACCTCCTGTAATAGTTGGTATGTCCAGTTGAGTTAAGAAAGGATTAGATGATGATGGAGAATTAGCATTTACAGCTGCTTCATATGAATTATTTGGTAAAGTTCTAAGTATCTGACTCATGACTATGAAGTATATTCAATTAATAAAATAGTACCTGTAGCATTGTAATTAATCGGATCATATAGATCTCTGACTCCTACACTACCCCAAGGAATTGTTATACCTGGAGGAATACCTATTCCGTTCCAAATACCAGGTGCACTACCAATGTTTATTACAGAACCTCTTAAGCTATTTACAGGTACAAATCCTACAGCAGATGTTAATACTGTATTATGAATAACAGTAGCTGGAGCTAAGTTAGAATCAATACTTAACAAAGTTGTTTCTGTAGCTAAACCTGTTGTGTTACTTACAATTTGAGCTAAGTATGTATTAGGATTAATATACGTAATTGGAGCTACTGGAGTACCTGTTGTATTAGACCCTGCTAAGAAATATATTGGAGGATCAAAAGTAACTCCATTCCAAATTCTTATTTCTAACCATGTAACATCATTAGCATCTACAACTAGTGTTGCTTCATAATCTGTTCCTTGTTGTATTGCTGCAAGAATTTGAGCAAGTAATGGTTCTACAGTGTCTGTGTTATCTACAAGTTCTTGTAATGCATCACACGCACACTGTTGCCCAAGAAGCATCTTAAGTTGCCAAGGAAAATTATTTCCTTTATTACCATCTGTTTTTAAATTTCCTATTGACATAATTATTTGTT